CACCAGAAAAATCGTACTGCGACAAGGGAGTGAATTTAATTCCAAAATGAGTAATTGCTGCTGAGCTTAGTTCAAAAGATCCTTTTATTTGATTTGATTGAACTCTTAAATCTTCTGCCATATTTTTAAAAGCTGATGTAACTAGTGGAATTGCAGCTCCTAGTGCTGCTATGCCTACAGCAACTGAAGTTCCAACTCCAGGCATCATCATAGCCATTGAACCCATCATAGCTCCACCAGAAATAGCTGATCCTGCTGCCCCACCCAAAGCACCCCCGAGCATTGTTCCGCCCATCATAACACCAGTGCCCACTCCCATACGCATCATGGATGACATTCCAGATCTACGAGCTGAATTGGTGGACTCTTCAACTCCTTGAACTATTGATTGTCCGATCTTTTCACCAGCAACTTTTTCTGATCCCAACTGACTTTCAATTCCAGATAGATTGCTATCAACCATTTGTTCGCCTGCAGCAATATATTCTGTTGCTGGAGAATGCATTCCTGCAGCATTTCTTATACCAACAAGAGCACCAGCAGATACTTGCTCTAAAATTTGTTGAGATGCTAAAGCTGCTTCTTGAGCAAGATTATTTCCCATCATTGGCTTTCGTGCATAACTTCCAGATGCATTATAAGAACTAGCTGGTCTAAATGCCATTTCTCCTTCTTTTGTTAAAGCTGATCTGGTTCTAGCAATTTGAGTACCTCCATACATTACCTTATTGCCGTCTAATGTAAATTGTCCGTTGGCTAATCCTTCTCTAAGCACTTGTGTAGGAAATTGAGTTCTTACCTGTCCAATCTGCATAGATGCCTGATCTAATGCAACTGCTACTTCTCCCATTTTTGTTGCATCTAGCTTGTACTTATCAATGAGTTCTCTTGTTGCTTCTGCCATTAATTCATCGGAAACTGTTTGATTTTCTGTTCCTTTAGCTAATGCTATAGTTCTAGCACCAATTTCTTCTTCTAATTTTGCAAGGGCTTGTTTTATCTGTGGATCTAATACGTCTGCCCCTCCATTTTTAGCAGCAGCTAAAAATTTTCCAGATCTAGATGCCCATGCTGCAGTAAATTCTTCTATGCTTGCTTTTCCGCTTACTAAAGCAACATTTAATTCTTGAGGTAATTCAACAACTAGGTTAGAAACTACTTTAATAAATTCAGGGAACTGTGCATATAAGTTTGAAAGACCAGCCATGCCCACACCAGCCATAAATTGTGGAGAATTTTGAACAAATGGTAATGCAGCATGTGCTCTTGCAGGTACAGTTCCAGCCATATGTCCTTCTAGTGTTCCAGCATTCATTGCTGACAAAATGGTTCCATATTTTGCTGTTGCTTGTGAAGTCATAACAGATTCATTTGGAGCAAGCATTGCTGGTATTGAATCTTTACCTGGAATTCCTCCACTCAATCCAACAATTCCGTTTATGTGCCCTGGAGCACGGAATGGAATTTTAAATGGTGATGCACCTACTGATCCTCCAGGCATTCCACCCATTCCCATAGCTTCACTTTGAGCTATAGCAAGTGCTGTAAATTGTTTAGTTAATGTTTCAATTGAAGCAGACAATATTTCAAAAGCTTTAGCATTACTTGTAATTGCTTCTGGCATTAAATCCATTTGATTGCGTGCAGCAATGGTGCTCTTATCAAGTTCTTGATAGAAGTTACGCATTCCATGAAGACCAGCCATAAATTTATTTTCAGATGGAAGTGCAGCATCCATGCCTTGCTTAAACATTCTTATTGAATTTGCACCACGTAATATATTACCGAACAGGTTAGAGAATAAACCAACTAACATGATAATTGGACCAATTACAATAAGTCCGCCAAGACCAGCTCCAAATAAAGTACCAAAAATTTTTGCAACTGGACCAAGCATATCCGAAAACTTTTTTACAGCAGAAATAATTTTATCTACAAAAAACCCTATTTGAGAAAATGTTTTTAAGAAAGCATTACCGATTGGCAAGATGTCTGCTTTTAAAGTTTCTGTCATTCTCTTAAATTTACCACTAGCAGATTCTGTTTGTTGCTTTAATTCGTTTGCAGCAAGCTTTGACAAATCTTGAGTTGATGCTCCCATTAAATTAAAAACAGTTTGAGTTTGTGAACCAACTTTATTTATATTGCTAAGAAGTGCTTGCACTCTTGCAACTTGAAATTTTCCAAACATCTTTTCAATTAACTGTGCTTGTGCTAGTTTATCTAAACCTTTCATTTGATCTGCTAGCATTTTAAGCATTGCTATAGGATTACCGTTTGTTGCTTTTGCTATACCAGCAACATTAATGTTGTATGCAGCAAATGCATCTTTTGCTGCTTTTGTTGGATTGATAAGTGATGATAGTGCAGACTTAATTGCGTTTGCCCCTTGTGCTGCTGGAACACCAGCTTCTTTCATAGCAACCATCATGGCAGCTGTATCTTTAAAAGAACCGCCTAATTGTTGTACTATAGGGCCTACTCTAGGGATAGCATCAACTAAATCTTGCAAAGATGTTGAGGTTTGGTTTTCAACAGCATTTAAAAAGTTAACTGCTTCACTTAAACCTTGGGTACTTAGCTTGTAAACATTTTGAAGAGAAACTGTTGCTTGCATTGCTTGTTGATGATCTAGTTCTCCCAATGTTGCAAGTCTAATTGCTTCTTTTGTTGCATCTAATAATTTTGTTCCTTCTAAACCAGTTGCAGCCAAATCTGCTGCCATAGATGCTGTTTCTTTAACTGAAGTTCCTAATGTTTTTGCAAGTTCTGTTCCTAATGCCATAACATCAGATCTAATTTGTGTTAATGCTGCTTGAGTTGGCTGGATCAATCCAGTTCCATAAACTTTTTGCATTCTTGTTAATTCTTTATCAACCTGCAAGAAAGCTGCGGATGCACCAGCTCCAAACATGGCAAGTGGCATAGTCAAACCAACAGTCAGCTGTCTACCCATCCATTGTGTGTTTTTACCAAAATCAATTAGCTTAATTGATCCCTGTTGAATTGCTGTATTTAAAGCTTTTTGATAAAAGGTTGCTTTTTCTTGTGCCGTTACAACTCCATTAATATCTGTAACTAATTTTGCATATCCTGGTCGTAACGGGTCTGCAATTGCTATAGATCTATTTAGTCTAGCTTGAGATGTTGCAAGTGCATCTAGTTCTGCAGAAGTGCCCTTAGCACTTTGTCTCCATAAGTTGTAATACTGCCCTAAGCTTAATTTACCCGAAGAAAGTGCTTTACCAAATTTTTCAACGTTGCTTGCCATAGCAACCTGCTCTATATTAAAAGCTCTTGTTGATACTACTGCACTATCAAAAGCAGACTGTGCAGCTTTTATACTAGATACGTTAGCTGGAGTAAATGGCCCACCGACAGAAGTTTTTTGAAGCGTTAACATTGCTTCTTTGAGTTTTGCTACTTCTGCATATACTTGCTGGAATTGTGCGTTCGCAACAATATTTAGATAGACATTATTCAACTATGTATTATCCTCCACGTAATGTCCAAGACCTTCTCCGATTCCAAAACCGTCTTTCTCGGCTCGATAACCAGTGATCTTGGCAATATCTTCAACTTCCGTTGAACCTTCATCTAGATCAACTCCTTGAAGTGCTGCCATAAACTTTTTGTCCGCTGCGTCTTTTTTACGCATGGCATCTAGTGTTACTAGCAACTCTTCAATAGATAATGATGATTCTAAATCATCATAATTTTTCCATTGACCTAAAAGAAAAGCTTCCGACTCTAACGAGGCGAGATCTAGAGATTCCCACCCAGATTCGCCCCTGGGAAGTTTGGGTCGTCATTGTTGAGCTTGAGACCACCAGCTACTTCCAGAATCTTCATTAGTGTTGGTATTTCTATAGTATCTTCAAATAAATCTTTATCTGTTGCAAGCTCTGGTGCGAATTGTTCCATACAGATCATTCCTGCTGTAATAAATACTTCCATTGCGTCTTCTTCTGACTGAATATTATCCTCTTGCAATTTTTTTACTACTGCAAGAAACTTCTTTAAATTTTTAATTGTGAGTGGCTTAACATGAATGGTTGTCCCATTTGAAAGCTTGATTTCAAGCGTTTCATATACTGTTGTTGGCATTATTTCTCCTTTAGTTACCTATGCATAATTATAGCAATTTATATATATAAAACATAAAGACCCCCCATTACTGGGGGGTATTTACGATACCAATATTTAGTTTTTATTAGAGAGTGCTGTAAACACGGTCAATAATTACACCGTATTCTGCACCATCGTAAAGATCATTATCGTCTGGAAGACAACGGAACTGAACAGGGAATACTGTTGCGGAATCACGCTTTAATCCATGAGATGTGACTTCTACCTGAACTACTCTACGTGCGACGTAGATACGTTCTTTTTTCTTAACTCCTGAAACATCAACAGAAGAAGCTTCTGTTCCAATATTTCCTGGAGCTTGACCAATTGCTACGAGTGAACGCTCAACTGGAGCTTCTCCAAGTGCTCCACCTGCAATATTTAACTTAGAGTTAGCTGTTGCTGGGTTTGCATCTGTTGCTGCTGTGAAAACTGTCTTTTCAGAACCAGTTGATCCACTGTATGTAAATACTGAGTCTGCTTGTCCGAAAACAAGATGAAGGTTTTCAAGTGTACCT